TAAAGTTAATATAGAAATCCATCATCTGAAGATAACGATTAACTTGCTGATTTATCAGCGGTAGATACTTCTTAATGATTTTGGATTTAACTCCACCGTCTTTGAGCAAACTATACGAAAAATCGTAATAGTTGATTAAATCTTTTTTAGAAGCGAGTTCGTCGTATGTAATTTTTAAATTGTCTTTAAACTCTTCTAACTTCTCATGTTCAGTATTTCTGTTTTTAAGTTGTTCGGTAACAGTTTGAATTTCAGATTCAAGATCTCTGATTTGTCTCTGACATCCAGAGATCTTAATATTATTTTGAGAAATGTCATTTGTGAGTTTTGAGATCTCCTTAGAGAGAGTGAGGAATTGACGCTCTCGCTCTTCTTCTTCTTTAATTGCCTCCTCCAGTTCTTTATAACCAGATTGCAACTCCTTTGCTTTAGATTGAGCGTCGCTAATTCTATTTATCCTAAAGGTTTCATCAATCTCTTGGGTGCAAGTAGGGCAGACCGTATTTTCAGTAAAAAACTTATGTTCCTTAGTAATCGTAGATACTTTTTGGGAAATTTTTCCTTTCAAATTCCCCAACTTACGAAGTTTATCCGAAACACCAATATATTCTTCAAGTTCTTTTTGATTAGATAATACTCTTTCCTCCGTAAGAGTATTATCTTTCATGTATACCTCAATTTCCGTCATCAAATTAGAAATTTTTTGATTATTATTGTTGATATTATCTTTCCCCCTATTCTCCAGTTCTTCAATAAACTCTTGCTGCATTTTAAGTTTTTCTGCAAGAGATTCTTTTTTAAGATCAAGAACTTTGATTTCTTCTTTTGCCTGACGAATTTTTTCTTTAATGACCATATTCATAGAAGAAAAAATCTTAATGTCAAGAAGATCTTCAATTACTTCTCTACGGTGAGCGGCAGAAAGTTGCATAAAAGGAACAAAGTTGCTTGAACCCAAAATAACAATTTGAGTAAATGACTTATAGTTCATCTTTAGAACATTCTGTTCTAGCCATTTTTGTTGATCAAGCGCAGCAGAAGACTGATCTAAAGCAACACCGTCTCTCCAAATTTCAAAAAGTGTTGGTTTGATTCCTCTTACAACTTTCCATTCAACGTTTCCAATTTTGAATTCAACTTCAACTTTACAATCCTTTTCATTTACGGAATTAATAAGTTGGGGTTTATTAATTTTTCTGAATGAACGACCAAACAAAGAAAACGTAAGAGCATCCAAAATTGTACTTTTACCTGCTCCATTTGTTCCTATAATTAAATTAGTTTTATTTTTTGTAAAATCAATTTCCGTATATTGATTACCTGTAGAAAGAAAATTTTTAAATTTAATAGTTTTAAATAAAATCATGATTTATATCTGGAGGAATTACAATATCATCGGGAGTAATAATAGTATACTGATATCCATGCATTTGGCACGTTTTAATCATTAATTGATCTTCAATTTCAATTACATGCATTTCTGGAGATCCTTCTTCTTCTAGCATCATAGCATATCTAACAGCATCATCTTCTTCCTGAAAAAGATAAAGAATGTGTTCTCCCTCATCATCTATTACGGAGTAAGCTCCTTGCTCCTCTTTGCCCCTGATTGTTAAGATAAACATTAAACAAATTCACATGCCTCTTGATAAATTTCCTGAATCATTTTTCGTATGATTGATTTGTCAAGATTGATTTCTGCCTCCTCAATATATCTATTTAAAATAGAAACAGTGTCTTCAGACTCAAATGCTTCAAAACTTTCACATTCTTGAGATGCAAAATTTTCAACTACTTTTATTTCAGCAACATTTGAAGCATAGAGTTTATCTACAAATTTTTCAAATTTTTTAGTATCAGTTTTTTTCCTTACAATGATTCTGACTATTTTACTTTGATACTCACGAGTATCAAAAGTTTGGTAATCAGTATCCTCATAATAAATATTATAAAACATTCTATAAGGATTGTTAACAGGTTCATGAGTCATTGTTTCAGTATCAAAGATAGTGAAACCACGAGTATCATTCACATCTGTCCAATAAATCTCATAAGGATTTCCTAGATAAAAGACTATTCCATTATCTGATCGAGTGTGATAGTGTCCCGAGTAAACTCTAGTAAACTTACCAAATAATTTACTCTCCATACCATGATCCATAACAAATCCCCTATGAGGGCTAAATCCTTGAAGTTCAAGATGTCCCATTGCACATGGACAAGTTGTTTTTTGAATAAGCTTAAGAGTTTTTTCTTCATTTTCTTGATTAATCCACGGAATAAAAAGTGTCGGAAGTTTTCCCAACATCACTTCAGTTGGTTCCGAATATACCGTCACATTATTATACTCACGCAGAAGCAAATCAACTGCATTTAAGTTATTAGTATTCTTATAATAACAATCATGATTACCAGTAATTAAATGCACATCAATGCACATTTCCTGAAGTCGATCAAAAATATTATTTTTTGCCCAAGATAAAGCAGAAAAATCAATACCCTTACGACTATCAAAAGCATCCCCTAAATGAATAACTTTATTAATTCCATACTCTTCGAGCGTTGGAAAAAATATATCATTATAAAACTTTAGAAAATAATCGTGAAACAATTTTGAGTTTTTTCTGGCACCATAATGAGTATCTGTAATAATTGCGACTTTCATATTACTAAGAATGTTGATTTAAGTATAGCACAACACTTTACAGCAAGTCAATACCATCATTAAAAATCACAATTCCTTTATAATATCAATACCGCAGTTTACTATGAACATTGTCCTTAATACTATTATATTCAGAGTAATTGCTTCCGTCAACAGTGTTATCATCGCCAAACACTTCGCAAAATCCCGAACGTTCAAGAATTTTGTTTTTAATTTCTAATTGACGCTTTTCTCTTTGGATTCTGCGAAGAAAAGCATAGTGAATAATTTGAGTGAAGTATGCAAAAGGATTTTGTGACTTCTCTGGATTAAAGTTGTGAATATACTGAACGCAGTTTTCAATACCGTCAGAAATCATATCTTCCTTGAACATATAGTTCACAAAGTTTGGTTTGAAAGAAAGGTGATTAGCAATCTTCAGGAAACACTCTCCGATGTAGCGAGGAATAGGAGGTTTTGGTTTTCCCTGGATTTCTGCAATTTCCTTGTCTTCGCGATACTTAATCAAAGCAGCAAGAAACTCTTTATTGTTGACGTAATGCTCTGACCTCTTTCTTTTGGCCATAACTGCTGTAGTTATCATAAGATTTTATCATTATTATGTAGAGATTATAACACTTTTAGAAATGCTTGACAAGGGTATTGAATGTTTGTATAATAACCCTTGTGGCGGTTAAAGATTGATAACTTAGCTATTTTTATAAAGCTTCTCTAATAATTCTTTAGCATCATTAACATTCGCTATGTATCCCATTCTACGATTTAATTTGGATTGATTGTTAAATTCTTTTAAAGATTGACGGATATAAGATTGATACATCATAATCATTTCAATATCTGAAGATTCTGATAGAGTAAGAACATCTTCGAGATTGATAATAAACATATCTTCTTTGGTTGTTTTTAACCAAGGTTCAATTTTATATCCAATCATTCCCATTCTGTTTTTAAATTCATTTACAATAATTGGATTAGAAATAATTAACAGTGTTCTATCTTCTTCTTCAGAAGCTGCTACTTTTGCAAAGATTTCTTCTCCTGTTTTTAATTTTACTGTTGCGTAAAAATCTTCTTCAATTCCCATTTTTCTTTAGTGGTATAGTGATAATTTCATAATTAAATTTTTCTTCATTGTATATGCGAATCCTTTCTATGAGATGATTTAATGTATAATTTTTTTTAGAATTATAGGTGCAATCATCGGAAATATCATAAAGCACCGCTTTTGTTTTGTTTTTTCCTTTCCTAAGAACTCTTCCAATACTTTGAAGATTCCTTATTCTTGATTTACTTGGGGAAGCAAAAATTACATTGTGCAAACTTTTAATATTGATTCCTGTAGAAAAAGTTCCGTAAGAAGCAACAATAATTGCGTTGTTTTCTCTTTCAGTAATTTCTCTAACCAATTCTCTTTCCTCAGTATCAACTCCACCGTGAATAAAAAATACTTTACGATCACCTCGCTTGGAGTTATTTATCTTTTCATAGAGTATTGCTCCATGTGCTTCTACTCTGGAAAAAAGAACAAGAGTATTTCCCTTTAAATCTAAAGAAAGATTTGTAATAAATTTATTTCTTTGTTCATGTTGTATTAGATACTGAATTTCATCTTCATAAGTTTCAAATTTCTGAGGTGGGTGTTTGAGAACAAGACATTGAATGTTTAGTTGAGAAATATGACCCTGTTGCATTAATTCATGAGTCATAGTAACCTTATATGATGGACCAAATAATCCTTCCAACACCCATTTATGAGTTTGAGTTCCGTCTAAAGTTCCAGTAAATCCAAATCTATATTTCGCATGATGAAGTTTAGTCATGATTTCTATCAGAGATTTGCTCTTAAATAAATGAGCTTCATCACCTATGACCACTTTATAATCTTCAAAAAATGAACGTTCTAATTTATATACAGATTGCCATGTTGTAATTGTAACTGAATGTTCGTTTGTTTTTTCCCTTCCCGAATAGATACGGTGACAATATGAATCAGCATCCCAACCATAGTCTTGGAAATCCTTGTACATTTGCTCTACGAGAGATGTCGTCGGAACAACTAAAAGAATTTTTTGCCCTTTATCCACATAATATCTTACGAGAGAATAAATCATCAACGATTTGCCGGATGCAGTGGGGCTTATCAATAATTTTCTACTATGCCTTAGAGCATCATATACTCCCTCAACTTGATATTCTCGGGGAGAATGAACACAAATAGATTGCATATAATCTTTAACGCCTTCATATGAAATGCCTTCGTTGACTTCAAAAGGCAATCCATAGAATTTGTTTTCTTTAAACTTATATGTGTAATTATGAAGAGTAAGTTTGTCTATGACCTTATCTAATAGACCAACGTATATTTCTCCCGTATGAGTGCTTAATAGACGAATTTTACCATCCCAGTGCCTACTTCTGTACTGAGACATAAATTTTGCGGATTCAACTTCAAATGTAAAATATGGTTGAAGTTCGTATAAAATATGAGGTTCGCAGTATAGTTTGATGAAAACTTCATTTTTCTTTTCAATAATTACATCACTCATAGCATTACTAATACACTATGAGTTTATTTATTTACCCCAATCCAGACTGGAAACGAATAAAATCTATTGAGTTTTTAATCTGATACGTTCTATTCGCAATCATTTTAAGAATACTATCAATGTAATTTAACATTGTTTCGTAGTATTCAAGTTTTAAATTAATTTGAGATAAATTTTCATCGGAATCCAAATAACCTTGGAGAGTTTCTTTATCACGAATCTTTTTAGGAAATGGATTTTCTAAATAAACATCTGGGTCTGCTTTTCCCGTAAAATATTCATATTTTTCGTGTCTTATCTTTTTTCTTTGAATTTCTGCCTTTTTTTTAAGAAGATTGATAGTATTATAAAGGTCAAAGTATTTTGAATGAAGAATGGGAATATTTAATGATTCTATGTGAAGATTGTCAATATCTATTTTTGAATCTACTTCCCACATTTTTTGAATTGTATCTAGATCAATAGCCATACAAAGGATTTCCCTGCAAGTCAACAATATTGTAAATAGTATACTTGAAACTTACGTCTGCAGTAAAGTATTGCACATCCGTGTCTGTAGAGTCAAAAGTTAGAGTGGATAAAGAATATGGAAATAAATCTTGGAATGTGACTTGAAAATTAGCTATTTGACTGCTAGTTAATACTTGAAGTGTTCCATCAGAATAAATGTTTTGCCTATCCTTTAAATAGTTTCCCTGTGCTATTCCTTGTGCTTCTAGATCTCTAAATTGACTAATTTTTTCTGGGAATCCCATCCCACGAATCCAATTTTGAATCGCCATGTAATTTTCTAAATCTTCATCAACTAAAAATCTTAAAGTTAGATCCCCAAATTCAATAATATCACCTGGGGTTGGTAACATTTTTGTATAAGATGGTTGAATGGCAACTCCGAGAGTTAGATCAGGTATATTTGCTTGATTGCAAAAAAAGGCAACTTTTGGAACTCTTACTAAACTAAATTTAAATCCTGTTGGGGATAAAAAATTTCTGTTATCTAATTGTGCTTTATTCATATCTTTCCGGAGTAATTAACCAACTCTTTTTTTGATCTATTAGCAAATTTGCTATATTTTTAAAGATTTGATAATGCTGTATTAGTAGTATTTATAAAAAAAGGAGACCTTTTGGGTCTCCAAAAAATATTGTGATAGGTGGGATATCCACCATATTTTCACATTAAGTTTTTGACTGCTACGCGACGATAGTAACGGTTAGCATTAACTCTAAGGCGACCAAGACCTTGATCAGTTCCCTCAGCGAATGGGTTAGCAACAAGACCATAACGAGTCTTGAATCCAATTTTGGGCTGGAAGGAGTTCTCACCAACGGCACGAACCATTTGGAGAGGAACATATGGGCAGTAGAAGAGGCCAGCGTCATAAGGAGATGCTCCCTTATAACCGACAACATAATACTGGTTACCTGGAGATGCATTAGCAGCAGTCAGGTTAGCTGAATATGGGTCGATATAAACGCGGAATTTGCCCATTAGGGTACCAGCAAAGGTGTTGCCGGTATCATCAACGTTCAGGTTAGCGTTGAGTGCAGGGGTGTAATCAAGAACACCAGCCATGGTCAGTGCTGAAGCAACGTCAGCAGAGCACATGATGATGTTGCCCTTTCCTCTACGAGTGCGCTGTGCGATTGCGTTAGCATCACGCTCGATTTGGAAGAGAAGACCCTTGAACTTCTCAACTGACCAACGACCGTTGGAGTCAACATCGAGGTCAAATACGCCAGGTGTTGCTACGTTTTGAACAGCACCTTGTTCGGCAACCTTATAGATGGTTCTGATAACTTCGCGGTTGATTTCTGCAAGAATTTCAGTTGACAGAATGTTTGCCAACTCAGCTTCTGCATTGAGACCGTGAATTGCCTTCAGGTCCTGGGCAAGCTCAAGGCTGTATTCTGCTTTGAGTGCTCTTGACTTGGCAGTTACAGTGACTTTCTCAATTGAGAATGCCATCTGATTAAAGGCATTATCAGTAGTGCCATCAAGATTTTCTGCATCACCGGTTGGCATACCTTGACCAACGTTATATGCAGTTGAGGTTGCTGTTCCAACTGGGTTGAGAACTGATGGGTTGGTGCCACCTTGAATGGTGCTACCGATACCAGCATTTACATCTGAGAAGTCGCGGGTAAGAGTTGTATCGAAACCAGCGTCAGTGCCAGAATAAGTAGTATCTGCTTCATTGAAGAGTGCTTCAGTTCCGCTTTGATTGGCATAGCGTGAACGCATTGCAAAAATTAGTCCAGTAGGACCAGACATTGGTTGAACGCCGGCAAGGTCATATGCGACCAAGTTGGGCATTGAACGACGAATTAATGAAATAAGTACTGGATCGAAACCAGCAGTAGGGCCTCCTGCGGAAGCACCACCACCGAATCCACCATAAGCACCAGCAGCGTTACCGCTATTAGTTGGAGCTTCCATGAGCATTTCCATTGATCCATGCTCAAATGCGGATTGCTCTCTTAAAAATCTTTCTTGGTTTTCGAGCAGGACAGCGGTTACAGCTCTACGATGAGAATCTTTGATAGGGTCTACGCCCTGATAATCGAGTAGAGGTGCCCACTTTTCCTGCAGATGCTCGGAATGGAACATTTGCGTTTTACCTTTTTACTAAAGTGCGTTTTTTGTGTTTGAATTATATTAAATTCAATTATTTACTGAATGCTGAAAGAGTTCTTAGGTAGTTAGACATTGAACCTGAATATGATTCTGGGGCAATGCTTACACCTTCAGATAGAGTATCAGCACTAGTTAATGGAGAAACTCCTCTTGATGGGAAATATGATTCCTTCAATGTCTCCAGTTTTTCACGATATTCTTCTTCACTTTCAAACTCAACACT